TCCTGGCCGACGTCGAGAACGCGCGGGCCGCGAACCCGTCGCTCGGAATCAGGATCTCGATGGACTTCGTCGACCACGAGCGCGAGGTGACGCTGGGCGTTCGCGAGTTCGCGGTTGAGCGTCTGGGTGTCGGCGATTGGCCTGACCCGACCGAATCGGAGGTCGTGATAAGCCCCGAGGCGTGGGACGCGCTCGCCGACGACGACTCCGAGATGGTCGACCCGGTCTGTTTCGCGTTCGACGTGAGCCCGGACAGGTCGAGTGCCGCCATTTGTGCCGCCGGGAAGCGACGGGACGGCCTGGGACACGTCGAGGTGATCCGGCATGACCGCGGCACCGGCTGGGTCGTCCCGAGGCTCCTGGAGCTTCACAGCGCCGGACACGCGGCGGTCGGATTCGTCTGCGACGGGGCAGGGCCGGCCGCGTCGCTGCTGCCGCAGCTCGAGCAGGCCGGGGTCGAGGTGACGACCGTGAGCGCGAAGGAGCACGGGAACGCGTGCGGGCTCCTGTTCGACGCCGTCGAGCAGCAGACGCTCCGCCACCTGGGGACGCATGAGCTCGGGTCGGCTGTGCGTGGGGCGACGAGCCGGCCGCTCGGGGACGCGTGGGCGTGGTCGAGGAAGAACAGCAACGCGGACATCTGCCCGCTGGTCGCGGCCACGCTGGCGTTCTGGGGGTCGGGGGCGTTGTCGAAGAAGCCGAAGGCCGCGCCGAGGGTGATTGACTTGTCCACCGTGTAGGCGTACATTCTGGGGGACACGTGTAGTGTCGGCACCATCTCTGACGCGCGGCCCTTCGGGGCCGTTCGTCATTTGGGGACGACCGCAGCCCGCTCTAGACTCACGGACATGCTTACGACCGGGACATGCTCGGCGCTCGTCCCGCGCCTGATCCGGGGACGATGAACTTCTTCGCGCGGGTCCACGGTTGGGGCAGGAGGCCCATAACCTCCTTGCCGCGAGTTCGACTCTCGCCCCGCTCCTTGTTCTCCGAGCTGGTCGAGTTGTCCGGGTTGGCGTGCATTGTGTATGGCGTGGAGACGGTCAACCGTCCCGCCGGATTCATCGTGGGCGGCCTACTGGCCGTCGTGTTCGCGGCCGCGCTCGACCGGCGGCTCCGTTGACGCTCCTGGACGCGCTCCTCGCGAAGCGCGACCCGGTCGCCCAGCGCGCCATCTCGCCGTCCATGATCCCGTGGGGCCGCGGCGAACTCGACATCGGCGTGGACGACGCGACCGGCGTCCGCGTCAACCGCGACACCGCCCTCGGCGTCTCCGCCGTCTGGGCGTGCGTCTCCCTCATCAGCGACTCGGTCGCGACGCTGCCGATCGACACGTACACCCGGCAGGCGGGGGTGCTGAAGCAGTACAAGCCGCGGCCGGGCTGGCTCGACGTGCCGAACCCCGAGCAGACCTCGGTGGACTTCAAGTTCGGCACCGTCGCGAGCCTCTTGCTCGACGGGAACGCGTTCTTCTACACCGTCCGCGACCGCAAAGGCGAGATCGTCGAGGTCTGGTGCCTCGACCCGCGCTGGGTGCAGGTCCGCCGCGAGTTCCAGGACGACGGCTCGCTTGCCCTGAACTACTACGTGATGGTCGGCAAGGGGATGCAGTCCCCGGTCGGCCCGTTCAAGGTGAGCGCCGGGTCGGAGATGTTCCACATCATGGCGTTCCAGCCCAACTCGTCCTGGCCGCGCGGGATCGGGCCGCTCGAGGTGGCGCGTCTCATGTTCGGGTCGGGGATCGCTGGCCAGGAGCTCGGCGCTCGCTACTTCGGGCACGGCATGAACGCGTCCGGGGTGATCGAGGTCGAGGACGAGCTGACGATCGAGCAGGCGCGCGAGCTGAAGCAGGACTTCGGCAACTCGAACAGCGGCCTCCGGAAGATGCACCTGCCGCCGGTGCTGACGGGCGGGGCGGTGTGGAAGCAGATCCAGATCAGCCCGGAGCAGGCCCAGTTCATCGAGCAGCGCAAGTTCAGCGTGGACGAGATCGCCCGGTTCTTCCGGGTGCCGCCGCACATGATCGGCAACCTCGAAAAGACCACGTCGTGGGGGACCGGGATCGAGCAGCAGTCGATCGGGTTCGTCCGCTACACGCTGCGGCCGTGGCTCGAACGGATCGAGGACGCCTGGTCCCGGTACATGCTCCTGTTCCAGCCGGGGGTGCAGATCCGCTTCGACGTGGACGCGCTCCTCAGAGGCGACAGCGCGGCGCAGGCGGACTACTGGCAGAAGCGTTTCATGTCCGGGTCCGCGAGTGCGAACGATCAGCGGAAAGCGTTCGGGGAGGAGCCGATCGAGAAGGACGGCGACGTCTACTACTTCCCGGTGAACATGGCCCCCGTCGGCACCGAGCCGTTGAAGATCGGCAAGGAGCCCGCCGAGGACGCGCCACCCACACCGGGCGAGGCGCCGCCGGTCGGTGTCGGCGATGTCGGCGCGCCGGCGCGGAGTCTGAACGGGCATGGCCGCGACACGGTCATCATCCCCGTCCCGGGCGAGGGTGACGGGTTCGAGATCCCGGACAGGATGATCGACGCCGTCGAGGAGCTGGCGCGCAGCATCGGCCGCCAGGCGAACCGCCAGCCGGACCCGGCGCCGACCGTGAACGTCGCCCCTGCCACCGCGCCGGAGGTGCATGTGGCGGCGGAGAAGCGTCCGCGCGGGGCAACCGTCCGCCGCAACGGGGACACTCTCGAAGTGACCTACCACGACGAGGACGAACATGGCGAAACCGAAGAGTGACCTCTACCAGGGTGACGTCTGCTACCGGGACGGCTGGCACTGGTCGGTCGTGGACGGAGAGCCTGGCGTCCGGCTTGTGCTGGACGAGGCCGAGGGCACGTTCAGGGTTGCGACCGACACGGACAAGTCGTGGCATGAGCGTCACCACGGCGTCACCGTCACGGTGGAGATGACCTGACATGGCCTCCGGGAAAAGCAACGACGCGATCTCGAAGGTCCTGAACGCGATCTTCAACAACGCGACCTACACGCCCGGCGCCACGCTCTACATGGCGCTGTGGACGGCGACACTGACGAAGGCATCGACGGGGGCGACGGCGGGCGAGTGCTCGTACACCGGGTATGCGCGCGTCGCGGTAACGGCGAACACGGCGAACTTCCCCGCATCCTCGGGCGGCGGCAACATCCAGAACGCGACCGCGATCACGTTCGCCGCGAACGCGGGGTCGTTGCAGACCGCGACGTTCTTCGCGATCCTCGACAGCCCCACCCTCGGCGCCGGGAACATCGTCTACTGGGGGTCGATCACCTCGACCGCGATCAACGCGGGCGACACACCTCAGGTGAACGCCCTCGGACTCACAGCATCGGAGGCGTGATGCGCGGACTCGTCCTAGACCAGCGGCAGGCAGAGATTGCCCCCGACACGATCAGGCGCCTCACAATCGACGACCTGATCGAACGCGAGCAGGATTCCGGCGTCCCGTTCGGCCCGTTCCACCGTTCGTGGCTGCTCGAGCGCGCACCCGAGAAGGTGCGGCGCCAACTCGAACTCGCGGCGAAGCATCCGGACATGGTCGGGATGCCCGCCCCGTCGTTCACTGGGCTCGAGGGGCAGACGGTCGCGAACCCGTCCTCGTTCACAGCGGTGACCGCGTCGGCGACCGAGACGAACCTGTGGGTTCCGGCGATCTGGACGCCAATTCCGGCGAACTCGATGTACGCGGGCAAAATCTACAACATCAAGTTCGGCGGAGTTTTCACCTCGACCGCCACCCAGGGGCTGCTGACGTGGACGCCGCGGGCTGGGCAGTCCGCCACTCCGTCGTCGAACGTGACGCTGGGTGCGTCGAACGTGACCGCACCCCCGGCGTCGTTGACGGGGCAGGCGTGGTACGGCGAGTTCACGCTGACCGTGCGCGCGCTTGGCCTCGCCGCATCGGGGGCGACCGTGACCGGCAACGGGTTCGTGGTTGTCCAGGGTGCCGCGGCGGCGACCGGGATCGTGTACGTGATTGGGGGCGCGGTGCCGACGTCGATCGACAACACCGCCGCGTCCGGGATGATCGTGAGCTTGACGATCAGCGTCGCGTCTCAGTCGTACACCTGCCAGTGGGTGACTCCCGTCCGAAGCTACAACTGAGGCTGCGGTGAGGTCGCCGTCGGCGAGTCCACGGCCAGGAGTGCCCGGGTCGGGGATGCGCTGGTGGGGGCAAGCGGGCCGCGGCCCGATCTACGTCGTCTCTGGTATCACCCGCGACGCGAACGGGAACGCGCTCGGCGGATGCACCGTCCACCTGTTCCGCTCCGTCACGGACGTGCTCGTCGAGCAGAACGTCTCCGACGGTGGTGGCAACTACAGCTTCCAGACCGCGAACCCGGCCGACACCTATTACGTCGTCGCCTACCTGCCCGGCAGCCCTGACGTGAACGGGACGACGGTGAACACGCTCGCCGCGGTCGGCGGCTGATGACCGACGTCAGCCTCTACCCGGGCGCGACCCGTCCGAGCGACGTCCTGCTCCGTCAAGCGGGGCTCCGGTCGCCCGCGGTCACGCTCGCTGGGACCTCGTCCCTTGCAGCCGCGGCCGCCGAATACCAGATCGTCGCCGTTACGCTCGCGGGCAGCTCGAGCCTCGCCGCCGCGGCGACCCCCTACCAGCGGTTCACCGTCACCGTCGCGGGATCGTCGTCGCTCGCCGCGGCAGCCGCGGAGCCGCACCCGTTCACGGTGACCCTGGCGGGCACGTCCAGCCTGTCCGGGACGGCGATCGAGTACAAGCGGATCACGGTGACCTTGGCTGGGACGGCCACGCTCACGTCCGGGACAGCCGAGTATCAGCGCATCACCGTCACCCTGGCGGGCGTCTCGACGCTGGCGGCGGCGGCGACCCCATACCAGCGGATCGTCGCGACGTTCGCAGGGACGAGTTCGCTCGCCGCCGCGACGACACCGTACCAGCAGATCACCGTCACCCTCGCAGGCTCGAGCACCCTGGGCGCCGCGGCGGCCGAGTACCAGGAGATCACGGTCGCGCTCGCCGGGCAGGGATCGCTCGCCGCGGCGGTCACCGGCGGAGAGCCCGTCCCTGTTGCGCCGTCGGGTGGCGGCGACCTGTACGGGCCTGCGCCGTTCGTCATCTTCGGCCGCCCGCCGGACACGCAGCCGCGCCCGGTCATCCAGCCTGTCCGCAGACCCGCGCGTGAGCCGGTCGGGCCGTTCTTCTATCCGATGCCGCACATCCAGATCGGCGGCTCCGGGACACTCGCGGTCGTCCTTGACGCGGTCGAGCCGGACACGATCTGGGACGACGTCGCCGACCTGCTCGCGCTCGCCCTGATCTAACGTCCGGGGCATCGCGGACACTATGGCCCAGTGGAGCATCGTTCCCACAAAGGCACGATCGAAGTCCGCGCGACCCCGGACGGCGCCCCGATCATCACCGGGTACGCCGCCGTGTTCAACAGGGATTCGGCCGACCTCGGCTTCATCGAGCAGGTCGACCCGCGCGCGTTCGACAAGACGCTCAAGGAAGCCGACGTTCGCGGCCTCGGCAACCACGAGCCGGACTGGCTGCTCGGCCGCTCCAAGTCCGGGACGCTCCGGCTGTCCGCCGACAGTGTCGGCCTCCGCTACGAGATCGACGTGAACCCGGCCGACCCGGACGGTGTCCGCGCGATCGAGAAGGTCCGCCGCGGCGACATGGACGGCTCCAGCTTCAGCTTCCAGACGATCCGGGACGAATGGAACTGGGAGGCGTCGCCGCCGCAGCGCCGGCTGCTCGAGGTCGCCCTGATAGATGTCGGGCCGGTGTCGTTCCCGGCGTATCCGGATGCGACCGCGACCGCGCGCGCGCTCGAGCCGATGGCCGAACGGTTGCACCGTCCCGTCGACGAGCTTGTCACCGCCCTGAAGACCGGCGAGATCCGGTCGCTGCTTTCCAAGGAGGCCAAGATGACGC